ACCATCATCGGCATACAGTGTTGCTTCTGCCAGTTCCACGGACAGATCCGCACTGATTGCCTTTGCCAGCTGCACCGGAGCAGCGTAGGTTTCTTTTCCTTCGGCGTCTTCGGTGATTTTGGCATAGTACAGCTTATCAAGGCCGATAGTAGCCATGTTCATTCCTCCAATTCATAGTATTTGGCCGCATCAATGGTGTATTGATGGTAGCCGGTATCGTTATCGTGACCGTTGTAACGACGGTCTGTTATGGTGATCTCCGCACGCAGGAGCGCACGGGAAATTGCATTTTTAAGCTTTGTGTAATTGCCCTTGACGTAAAGTGTCAGGCGCACCTCCTGGACTTCACCGCCGGGTGCGTTATCTGCGTGGAGTTCCAGCAGATCCGTCAGCGGTGTCAGCACGAGATACTCTTTTGGGGCAACATCAGAAAAAATACCCGTTTCCACGGGTAACGCCAGCTGACCGGCAATGACCGTCAGTTCACTTAGCAGGCTCATAGCTTAGCCACCTCCTCTTCAAAAGTCTGTGCCATTACGCTGACGCATTCCTTCTTGGCAGCGGTCTTCGCAGGCTTCAAGAAGGGACGAGGCGGCAAACCGTGTTTTCCGTACTCCAGAATGTTAGCAATTTTGGCATTGCTGCCACCATCGGAACGAGGCTCGGCGAAACCTACTTTGATATCGTGGTTGCCGTTCTTATCCGGTTTTGCCGGAGAAAGGCCGAGGGAGGCTTCCAGTTCGCCTGTAGAGCGAGACTCCACCTTTGTGTTCTTACCAACCACACCGGCAAGGTTGCTTTTTACCTTTTTCAGCACAACCTCGCCACCGGCTTCCAGCACACGCTCGGCAATCTTGTCGGTGCTGCTACCCAGCTTGGAGAGCTTCAGCAGAAACTCCTCCGGCATTTTCACGTCAACTTTTGCCACTGGGCTGCACCTCCTTTGCCAGCACTTCCACATACATACCTCTGCCTTTGACATCCTCCACGGAGGTGATCTCGAACCGATCCTCACCACAGAGAATCAGCATTGCGGTAGTTATGGTGATACCCGGAATAATCCGGAAACGGAAGAGAGTGGTCGCATCAGAAAAAGCAGCACGATTTGCCCAGCGCTCATTTCCGTGGCGACCTTCCCTGTAGGCGCGGACGGATGCAATCTCTTCATCCTCCTGCACCTTGAAGCCTTCCTCGTCGGTACGGATCCGTTTCTCGACAATGGTGATAAAGTCATTCATTTTCCCAAAGGACATACTTACACCTTCCATTCCCGATCCAGCCGAAGCAGCAGATTGACTGTATTCCATACCTGCTGTCCGGCTTGGACATTATCCGAAAAGAAGCCACCGGTGCTGCCGTCCCGACTTTCGTAAAAGTGGGACGACAGCATAATGACTGCTTGTTCGGTGGTTGGAGGCATAGGCTTTTCCTGGTAGGTGCCTGCCGGGATATGCTGATAGCTCTCCGCGTAAGCAACAGCGGCGGTGATGTAGCCCTTCAGCAACGGATCGTCAGCCTCGTGTTCCAGTATTAAGTTTTGCTTGACCTTGCTCAGAAGTTCGTCCATCACCGCCACCTCCTAACTTACGCAGTGGCCATCTGCATGACCTTGACGGCTTCGGGCAGAATCAGCTTTGCGTCCACACGCTTGGTAGCCAGGAAACCGACCTGACCCTTGGTAGCGTACAGCTCGTTCAGGCGACGGAAGGAAATGCCCTCGCGGTCACCGATCCAGTAGTAGGACAGGTCACCGAAAGCCATGACCTTCTGGCCGGCACCGATGCTGGGGATTGCGGTGGAAGTATAAACGGGGCGACCCAGCAGAGTGTCGGGAGCGCCTTCCTTCAGGGCGGGCTGCCACAGATACTGGCCGTTCTTGTCCTTCAGCAGACGGATAGCGTTGACGGTGGAGTCGTTCAGCAGCCACACAGCCTTCTTGCGGTAGGGAGAACGCAGGCTGTAGTAGAGGTTGATAACCTCGTCTGCGGTGATCTCGGTAGCGCTGGCAGCAGTAATACCGGTCTCGGCACCTTCATCATCGCTGAACAGGCCCACAGGCTTGCCGTTGCCGTCGCCGGTAACAAAAGCCAGCTCCTCGGCATTGGAGATGCGACGGGCAAACTCACGACGGAAGTAGTCCTCCAGATCGAAGGCAGAGTCGTTCAGCAGTTCCTCGGAAACCTTGATCAGCGCGGTCAGCTTGTGAGCGCCGATGTGCTGCTGGCCGAAGGTCTCGGTGGTTTCGGGGATCTCACCGGATTCCTCCACCCAGTTGGCAGAGCCGTGGGAAGCAACCACGGGGATCTTGTGGCTGCCGGAAGCGGTAGTAAACACGTGAGCCAGGCGACGGATCACCATCTCATCGTGCAGAGCTTCTACCAGGTGCTTCTCGTAGGTGTCGGGAACCAGGTAGCCACCTTCGCTGTCGACGCCCACGCTCAGTGCGTTGCGGACCTCGGCATTGGTACGATTACGCATCTGGTTCCAGAAGGAAGTCTTGTAGACATCAGCTGCACGGCCAGTCTTGGTATCCACCTTTGCGGTGGTGGGCTTGGCAGTGATGGGGGTGGAAGTGGGAGCGTTCATTTCGCGGTCAATAGCCTCCTGACGCTCCATGCGGTCGATTTCGGAGCTGTAGTCCTTGACCTTCTGCTCCATCTGTGCATAGGTAGCGGCATCTTCGGCGGTCAGCAGACCGTCCTTATCACGCCGGGTGTCAACGAAGGCCTTTGCAGCCTCCCATGCCTTATTGCGCTTCTCGCGCAGTTCAGTAATAGTCATAGTAAATTACCTCCAATTTTTGATGAGATTGAGCCGGTCCAACAGATCGTCGGCTCTGTGTGTATGGGTGGGAACTTCGGGTGCTTGGGTCTTGGGTGCGATCCTGCACTTGGCTGCCAGCTTTTCCTTGAGGGAATTGACAACCTTTGCCTGGGAGTACAGCATGGAAACTGCAGGCACTTCCATATCGGTGGTCTCGGCATTGCGATTCAGAATGCCATCGGCAAAGCCCAGCTCAACGGCCTTATTTGCGTCCATCCAAGTCTCTGCGTCCATAAGGTGAGAGAGCTTGGCACGGGACAAGCCGGTCTTGATCTCGTAGGCATTGATAATGGAGTCCTTCACGCTTGCCAGCATTTCGATGGCCTTTTGCATTTCAGCAGAGTCGCCGAAGGCAACGGTCATAGGGTTGTGGATCATCAGCATAGATACCGGGGACATCAGCACTGTGGTGCCGGCCATCGCAATCACGGACGCAGCGGAAGCAGCAATACCGTCCACTTTGACCGTTACATTGCCGGGGTAATCCATCAGCATATTGTAGATTTGGGCAGCCGCAACGCAGTCGCCACCGGGGCTGTTGATCCAAACAGTGATATCGCCGGAGCCAGCCATCAGTTCCTCCTTGAACAGCTGGGGCGTGACGTCATCGTCAAACCAGCTTTCTTCGGCGATTGTTCCGTTCAGATGCAGTGTCCGAGCCGCCGGGATCGTCTCCGTCTCCGCCTGGTTCGTCCACTTCCAGAACTTCTTCATCGGTTTCATTCTCCTTTCCGTCGGGTGTAGTGATATTTGCAAAAGCTCCGGCATCTCGCAGGGGGAGCATATTGCCATTGATGAGGTACAGATCGCCGCCCTCTTCTGCAGGGATACGATCCAAATTCTCCAGCTCACGGATGTCGTTGGTGGACATCCAGCCGTTCTGTCGTGCAGTGGCATAACCACTCATACGGGTGGCATAGTCACCGCGGAGCAGGCCTTCCACATTGAATTTGACAAAGTATTCTTTCTTTTCGCTTTCCGTGAAGAGCACCCGGAAAATGGACTGCTCCCAGCGGATCAGCCAAGGGTCCAAGGTGTACTTCACAAACTCAAGAGACTGCTGCTCAATATTGGAAAAGCTCGACTTTTCCAAGTCCCCGACCATATGGGGAGGGACTCTGAAAATTCGAGCAATTTCATTGATTTGGAATTTTCGGGTTTCCAGGAACTGCGCTTGCTCCGGAGAGATGGAAATGGGAGTGTATTTCATACCCTCCTCTAGGATCGCCACCTTGCCGGTATTCGCAGATCCACCGAACTGACTCTGCCAGGTTTCCCGGAGTCTGCTGGGGTCTTTGATCGTACCGGGGTGTTCCAACACACCGGAAGGAGCAGCGCCGTTGGCGAAGAACCTAGCACCAAATTCCTCACAGGCTATTGCCATACCGATGGCGTTCTTTGCCATCGCAATGGGGCTGTAGCCCACAAGGCCGTCGAAACCGAGACCTGGGATATGCAGGACATCTGCCGGTGCCAAGTTGACTGTCGTGCCGTCCATCGTAGGTGCATCGTCGGAGCTGGTGGTGTACTTGTAATAGAGCTGACCCTTTGCGTCCCTGTCTACTGTCATGCGGTTTGGCATCAGCGGATACAGGGCGATAACCTCACCCTTGCCGTTGCGGATCACCTGGGAGTAGGCATTTCCCCAAAGCAGCAAGTGGGTCATAAGGGTCTCCCGGAAAACGAAAGAACTCATCTCCGGATTCGGCTCGTCGTGGAGCAGCCGATACAGTGGGTGGTCAATCGCTTTCTCCTTACCGCCGTCTGGGCGATATCGGTACAGATGCAAGGGCAAGCCCGCCACCGCTTCTGCCAGAATCCTGACGCAGGAATACACGGCGGTCATCTGCATTGCGGATCGTTCATTGACCGGCTTGCCGGAAGTGGTGCCACCCATAAAGAAGGTGTAGCTGCTTCCTGCAGTACGATTTTGGGGCTTGTCCCTGGACCGGAACAAACCGGAAAGAATGCCCATCAGTCATCACACTCCTTCAGTTTTTCTTTGAGGGCAATAAAAAACGCCTTGCCTTTGATGGGCTGACCTTGGCTGACCAGCTCATCCTCAAAAGCAAAGCGTGTATCCAGTTGTTTAGCGCTATACCCCTTAACGTAGGTGCGCCAGGTATGTGCGTCCATGTACAGCAGTTTCTGCCATAGATCCGGAAAGTGCTGTCGGAGCTTTCGCATTTCATCATAGGATTGCAGCGGACAGCACCAGCAGGATACGCGGTGGAAGATATCATATAAACCTTCCCAGTCGAAGCCACGCTCCTTGCAGTAAGCAAGGCAGTCCGCTTCCGTCATTCCCCATTCCACCAAAGGATAGCGATGCTCCCGGATGCGCTTGGGTTCGTCTGCTGCGATCCCAATGTACTGCACCAAGGTGTATTCCTTGGACAGTTCTCGGAGGTACTTTGCAATGATCCGGGTCTTCAGCATTGCGGTACACCAGCGGTTACGAGGTCCTGGCCAGCTGAAGCCACGATACTGCTCCAGCTTGGGGTTGGCGCGCTTGGGTGAGTATTCGTAAAACAGATACTCAAATGTCTGCGGAGACTTCAACCGGACTATGGATCGGCCGGTGTATCTCTCTAGCTTCTCTATATGCCGGTACATGGCATCAAACTCCATTCCGGTATCGCAGAATAGGATGATGTCCACCGGCCAACCTTCCTCCAGCATTCGCAGAAGCATTGCTGTG